TCCCTGAGTTCAGTCTCCATCTTCTGTAACTCATGCCTACGCATGATGTTCTCAAAAGCCTGCGCTTGGATGCTCTTGGAAGGGTCTGGAGGAGCTATCTTGGATTCAATCTCAATCTTCTGGAGCTTCTCAGTACCCTCCATGAATTTACCAACATGACCGGATACTTCCGATGCAATGTCAGCAACCTCTTTACCAGCCTCTTTAGCCTCTTTATAGAGGGCTGTAAGTGCTCTTACACCTTTGATAGCTCCCTGAGCCAGCGCAAAAGCACTTACTGGGTCAATCATTGCCCCGAGATACCTGAGAGCATTCCTCTCCACGCCATGTTTTGAGGAATAGGTTGCAAAGTTCCAGATGCAACCTGATTAACAAGCCGCTGTCCTGCACTTTCTCTCATTGCTCCAAGCGCTTTATCTGACAAGAAACCTCCAGCAGCAACAGGAAGAGCTATTTCAGGCTTTGTCATGACTCCAGCAAGTGTTCCTCCAGCAACGATTTGATTTCTTTCTGGATTAAACTTAGCAAACATAGAAAACATAGTATCCAAAGGACCGCCTTTAGCAACTGCTCTGATAGCATTCTGCTCTGCCTCGGAGAAGATATTCATTTTTCTCTTATCACGAGCCAGATTAATCATGGCTGTACGAATAAGTTCAGACTTTGATGCAGTAGGACGATCTGCGCTTATTTCTGCATATTTCAGAGCGTCTTCAATGGTCTCTGCACGAGATAGATTTCTCCAGTCTTGTCGAGCAGCTTTAACATTATCAAGAGCTGTTTTAACATTCCCCTGGAGCGAAAATACGTCTTTATTTCCGATAGAAGACAAATAATTATCCATTTCAGCCACAACAGCACCAGCTAGACGCTTAGTTGCTGTGTCTCCTGATCGTTTTAGTTCAGACATTGCAGAACGCATTTGTTCTACCTTGGTGAACGAAATAAATGGATCTTTACTCATGTCTTTAATCTGATTAAGAACTTGAGCAACAGGCTTATGTGTATCTACAATTTTTGGATTAAAATTCTCATCTGCAAGTCTAGCATCAATATCGTTAAACAGTTTATTAGTCAAACTGTCTCGTTTAACATATATTTGCTGATCTTCCATCGTTCTATACGAAGCCTGAGCCCTATTCTTAATTTCCTCCATAGAATAAGTCTTAGGAGTTTGACCGGTCATATAGTTTTTAACAGCTTTTACTTTATCTACTGCCTGTCCTCCAAGACCACCGGCAAGTCCTCCAGTAACCAAGGCAGCAGCAAAGCCAGCATAGGGATCATTGGTAACTTCAGTTACATAGTCTCCAGCAGCCTGACCAGCAGTGCCGCCAGTACCAGCAGCAACAAATTGCTTTAGCAGATCTTTTGTAAATGCAGCAGCAACAGGGGTTTGCTTAGCAATAACTGCTTGGGCTCCTGTGCCCGACATAGCTCCTACACCTGTCTGAACAGCCTTTTCAAGAGGTGTTTCTGGCTGCGGAAGCCCGGCAGCAGTCATAAGATTTGAAGCGGCTTCACTAAAAGGCTGTAGAATCTGTTTACCAGCAGCAAGGTTTACAAGATTGGCAGCAGGATTAAGAACTAATCCAGCCACATCAGCGGCTCCTTGAAGACCTCCACGGACGGTTAATCCAACCTGACGGCCCAGCTCTTGAGCAGTAGATCTTTGAGGGGCTGTTTGCTGTGCTTGAGGAGCATTCTGACCAGCCAGTATTTTACTAATCTCGTCATCGCTCATGGTATCAGGAAAAGCAATTACCTGATCTCCCATTTGTACCAGTTTTTCAGCCATTATAGAGCCTCCACACGACCTGTTGCGGGATTAAAACGATGAGTTGGTTTAGGTGCGGCAGGAGCCGTAGGAGCATTGGCAGGAGGAATGTTAATGTTTTGACCTGCGATATAATAAGGCTCTACACCTTGAGATGAACGGCGAGAATTAATCCGCTGCTTTGTTTTATCTTCAGCTTTTTGAATTGCTTCGTTAAACCGTGTCAAAGCTTCCAAAGTTGCTTTTGTATCGTTACGACCATAAGATGCAATTAAAGCCTTAGCAAAACGCAATACGTCAGCGTCCGTCTGAACACCTTTTTCAGCGCTGACCTGAAGGTTAACAGCAGTATCTACAGCAGATTTAAGACGCTCATAGGCACGGGCTTCAGGGGTTGAAGACCCAGTAGCTAATTGATATGTATATCCAGCAATTTTACCTGGACTCAGCTCCAGAGCAACTTTACCTGTTTTGGGATCAGGGGTAAGTGCTTGAATAGATGGACCAAGAGCTTCTCTTTGTGCTTGGAAAGAATCAACCTTGGTAAGATCTTCATCTTCGCTTTTCTGTAAAGAAGCTGGAAGAACTTTAGGTTGACTTGATTTAAGAGCAGCAACAAAAGCAGCCAAGTCTTTACGCCCTTGAATCTGCATTTCAGCGATTTCTTTTTGAGTTGCTCCACGATCTTTAGCCATTTGAATCTGAGCTTCTAGACGAGTTTTAAGATCATCTTGACGGGCTTGAATTTCTAGTTTTTTACGCTGACTAGCTTCCATTCCAGACAAAATGTCTTTAACATCTCCGTATTGACGAACAACTTTTAGAATATCTTCTTCAGAAGCATCAGGACCAAGATCAGCAATTGCTTTACGTGCTTGATCAGCACGGTCCAAAGATTGAAGTTCTTTAACAGCTTTAGCAGATGTTAGGCCAGCTTGAGCAGCCTGCTGTTTACGTTGTTCAAGAGATTGTCCCAACTGAGCAGCTTCTGCATTAAATCCAGCCTGTTGAAGTCGTGCAGCATACTGTTCAAGTCCTCCAATGCTTGTAACATCTAGTCCCTGAGCGAGCTGACGGAGCATCGTAGCGCGTTTAATCGCCGGATCTTGAATGTCCACGCCTGCGGCCTGTGCTAGCCCTTGACCAAGACCTGCACCGGCTTTGTAGCCCATGAATGCAAGTTGCTGAGAAGGGGCAAGCTGAGCAAACTGAGAGGCACGAGCCTCAGTCAGTTGTCGTTGTTGCTCTTCAGGGGTAAGAGTACCGCCAAAGAGTCCAGAAAGATCTGCTGTAGCCATTATTACTCCTTAAAACACACCCAAGTCTTGCAAATACTGGTAATAGGAATCAGTAGATTCAAGAGAAGGTGAAGGCAGAGAACCTGAAGATGCAATATCGCTCAATACACTGTTAGTGGTATAGTCTCCAACCAATGAACCAATCAATTTAGCCACGGGATCGGTCAAGCCAGCAACTCCTCCAGCAAGAGCCTGTTGCTTCATTGTAGCGCCTTGTTGTTGACGTACGTTAGCAGCTTGAGCGGCCTGTTGCAGGATGTTGGCAACATTAGCGCCAGCACTAGACTGTTTAGCTCCTAGCGCCGTGGCAACATCAAACGGGTTCTGACCCAGTGCCTCAGCTTGAGCAGCGCCAGCCATGTATTGTGTATACGGAGCCAGTGCAGCGACTTGATACTGCGGTACTTGACCCAGCAAATTAGCGCCAGTGGAGAACAAGCCAGCACCGAAGGTAGCCTGTTGTTGACCTTGTTGCATTGCCTGAGCAGCCAACTGAGCATCCTGCTGAGCCAGAGCATTGTAGTAAGCCTGCATCTGCGGGTTAGTAGCTCCCATAGCCACGCTACCTCCTGCACCAGAGGTTCCACCAACGCCCAGACCCAAGCGACCTTGCTGGAACTGTTGGTTGGTTAGTTGAGCCAACTGTTGCTCACGCCCAGGCTGCAATAGAGCCTGTTGTTGTTGCATAACTCTCTGAGCAGCCGCTTGCGGGGACTCAGCAAGGTATCCTTTACCAAGCTGGAACAGACCCTGAGCCGCTTCTCCCACAGGGGCAATCTGCTGAGCTGCCCCACTTGCTTGAGCAAGGTTAGCGCCTGCTTGACCCATGAGTCGCTCACGCATGGCAGCAACATCAGGAGCCACCTGATAACCTGCACCAACGAGCCTACCTTGGTCATCATAGGTAAAGCCGCTAGTGCCGAATCGAGAGGTTACGCCAACAGGACGGAATTGAGCCGCTTGAGCAGCCTGTTGACCTGTCGCAAGTAGTTGGTTAGCTAGAGCATCTTGTTGATTAGCTCCATATTGAGCAGCCAAATACGTACCGAGGGCATTAATGCCTCCGCTAAGAAGACCACTGGTGTCAGTAGTTGTAGCCATTAGTAAGTCCCTCCGTCCACGGTGGCAGTGAATGTACCTGAAATTGTCAAATTAACCGCTGTAGCAGTCCCAGTCAGTGTTGAGTTAGACGCATCAGCCTTTGATGAGACTGCCGAAGCAATATTATCAAACTCAGTGTTTATCTCAGTGCCTTTAACGAGCTTTGCAGGATTACCCGATGCAAGGCTGTCTTTTGCAGCAAAGTTTGTACTCTTTACATAGTTACTCATTATCGAGTCCTTCCTGCTTTACAGAATATGTCTAGTTTTTGAATTGAAAGCTCAAAGTTGTTAATGTTTGTCTCAACACCCAACTGAATCACGTTACCCGCCCCTCCAACCTGGACCTTCTTATTATCAAATACAACACCAACGCTATACTCGTCAATGTTATACTGAGCAATGCCGTATTCAGCAATCGTATAAGAACCCAGTTGCAGGAATTCAGAACTATAGTTGTTGCTATAGTCAAATCCGTATTTAAGGACAACAGCAGCACCGCTACCGCCAACCATAGAAAAACTAATCTTTTTCAACACCTTGATTGCCGTGGGAGAACCCAAATCAAAGTAGTTGGTATAGTAGCTCATCAGGTAAGTTGAGGTATTATCCAAATTACCAGTGTAATACCCAACATAACCAGAAGTGCCAATCAATAGTTCTTTAGCACGGTTGGCAAACAATGCAGAAGGGGCCAAAGTCCAGGTAGTCGTCCTAGCAGCTCCATTCTGGAGCGTTGTACGCATATCAAAGCAGTAGGTGATATGGTTAATCGGCAATACAAGCAGATAGAAGGCGTTACTATCAGAATAGACAGCTTTAATATCAGATAAATCTTCTGAAGCCAGTGCTTTGACCAGATCATCTCGCACGTTCATGCTCATATCACGCAAGGGAGCTGATCTCTCTTGCACTACTCGCTTCATTGATCTGACACCAGAGTCACTCAAGAAGATAATATCATCTCCAGTAACTTTAATAGAATCACGAGCGCAGCAACCGATACCGCTAACAGTATCAGCCAAAGACATATTAGTTGGATCGTTAGCTCCTTGATATATCAGGATCTGTCTACGTCCAAAGATATACAAATAGTTGTTATGAGCAGCCAGTCCTTGAATCTCATCAGCACCAGCAGGCCATACCTGAGCCACATTCAATGAGCCAGAAGAACCAGTGTTGAGCACATGACCAGACAAAAGATCAGAGAACTGAACGGTGTTCTTATCTGTGGCTGTATTAGCACTCCAGGTGCGTCCATAAGCGCTCACAACGCAGTTTGCAGACTGCACCGTACCTAAGTATCCAGTCTTCTCAGAAACACGCCTAAACGTGGTTGTAGACACCGTAGGATCGAACACCAGAGGATCGTGTCCTGACTGATAAATGTACAATACTCCGTTCAGAGGAGCCATCTGCCACTTATCGTTAGTGATCGTAGGGGCTACGCCACCGCCCCCATAGGTTAACTTGGTAAAGGTTGAACCATTCAGTTTGAACAGTTTATTGTTACCAGCAGCAATGATATATGATGTACCGTCAGCGGTAATCAATTCACCGATTGCCTTAATATCAGCATTTCCCAGGTCAGCATTAGAGGTATGCTTAGGTAGCCATCCCTTACGTGCTCCGATACGCCCAAACTTGTCAATTACACAGTTAGAAGCCACTGTAGCATATCCAGACTCAAGAGACACTGAGGAATCTTGAGTGTTTACCCCCATGAAGCCAGGGGCAGCAATACTGGAGGTAAGTAATTGTTCAGCCATTACGGATTCACCCAGACAACTTCTTCAAGGTAACGGTTACGTTCAATTGCCACAGCATCAGCCAAAGCAAGTCGATAAATCTGGTAGGCTTCTGAAGACAGAATACCAGAGTCTTCACCACGCTCAGCGATAGCCTTCGCATAAGCCAACATACTCACCAAATGAGGGACAACCAAGATACGATCAGTATCAGAAACCAGATCAGTTTGAGGCACAATCAAGTTAAAGCGGATCGTATAGGCAGCATCAGGGATGGGATACAGATCAACCTGTGTGTCTCCGTTAGAATCCACACCGTTGAAGTTATAATAAGCAGGAGAACCTTTGCCGCTATCAACCAACAGGAATTGTCTATCCATCCACACGGTGGAAGCATACTTCATCTGAAAGTCGTTAGTATCATTAAGAACGTCAATCACACGAAAGCGTGTACCTGATCCAGTCAGAATGTAGTTAAAAACACTGTCTGTGGTCGTAGCAGTCAACGTGGTGGTTAAAGAGTTCCAGTCATAGGCATCTTCAACCTCCCGCTTAGCGTCATTGACATAAACACCAATCAGTTTGGAATAGGTTGTGTCTTGCACAGACGTAACCGTAGGTTCACGCAGCCGTGTAAGTACATTGTTAACCAAATCAAGGTACGTGGACATTTAGATTCCTTCTTTCTTAATCTGCTCAAACGTGCAGATAATACTTATTGTGCTCCCAGCTTCGCTGGTTGCTTTAACAGTATCGCCTTCTTCCAGTACAAAATAAGAACTGCCATCAAGTTCTTTATAATCCTTGGTGCTTATAGTGTAAGCATCTAGGATATAAATATCTGTACTTGCGCTGACATCCCGCCAAACAAGAGTAATATGCTTTGAAGAAGTAGAACTGTTAGTTATGTGCGAAAGATTCCACTTGGCATAATAGCCAGTAGGAACCGTATACACAGTAGTCTGAACACCTGCTGTAAGGTTCAGACCAACACTTATTTCTCTCATTTCTTCTTCTTAGGCTTAGACATACCAGCTTCGCTCAGGGCGATAGCAATGGCTTGTTTACGGGACTTAACCATCGGACCAGACTTGCTACCGCTATGCAGTTCACCAGCCTTGTACTCGTGCATAACTTTACCGATTTTCTTTTGACCTTTAGACATTTTGGTAGCCATACTTACTCCTTAGTGATTGGACCGCCTGATTTCCACGCATCACAGGTGCGGGAACCAGCACAGAGAAAATGAAACAATTCACAGAATCCGAGATTGGCTGCTTCCATGAACTGATCTTCATAAGCAAGCTCTTTCTCGTTCTCCATATTGCTTTCAATACCAGACTTGATGCACTCAAGCATGGCTGGTGTTTGAATAAACGCAGCACAGTTACCGCAACGCATCTTTTTAACGTCTTTGGACTGAGCATTGTACATTTTGGCTTTCTTCATCCAGAACACTTCGTTAGGCAATGAAGGATCGGGAGGACCGTAACCAAAGTTTTTAAAAGCATTATTACGGTTCTTTAGGTTGACCTTAATATCCTGCGTTGCCACAGGACAAACCTTGCCGCTGAGCATTCCTTCTTTCATATCAGACCTTATGTGTCAGTGCTGCGTAAACCGCCCCAAAGAAAGCCCCTACAATAAGAATAGGTTTAACGGCTTTAGCCAGCCACTCAAGAACTGTAAAAGCGCCAGAGGCAGCATTGAAGGCTCCTACCATACTTCTGGTATTCGCGTCAATAGTGTCTACCTTCTGTTCCACTTGAACAAGGCGATCATAGATCTCTTTGTGGCTAACTTCGTCCATTTATTCCTCTTTTGGTGCTTCTTCTTTAGGAAGTTGGGATTCTGCTTGTTCTTTAATCTTCACTGCCAGTGGAAATACACCTGTGTGGGTGGGAAGATTTCCAAGGGTATTCAACAGATGCTGAATTTCAACAAGTTCAAGGGTTAGAGTAATCATAATACCTCCAGGTAGTTAAAACATAGAGCATATCATAAATTACTCTAAAAGTCCAGAATTACCAAGGTAGCGGAGTCACTTGCGGTTGCGCTGGAGGGTTCAAAAGTTGATCTATTCGACCTTGAATAGAAAATTCCAAACTTTCAATTTGTTGTGGGCCCAAAGTTTTTTGCACCCACCCAATTACAATTTCTTCTGTTAGTTGATCGTATGGAATAAAATCCGTTTGCTGTGCGGCATCAAATCGAATGCTTCCAGTTAAGGATGACGTTGTGCCAAGTTGATCGCCAGTAAGCATCCAAAAAACACTTACAACATAATACGGATCAGGTTGCTGAATCGTATACATTTGCGTAATTCTCCAGGTGTAAGTAGTCATTTAAGCTCCTTAGGGGTGTGATGCGACATAAGCGTCATGCTCTGCCTTAAGTTGATCAAATTTAGCATTTAATTCTTGCAATGCTTTTACCAAAACAGGAATCATTTTTGTTTCGGTGATGCTGACGATTTCTTCTTCTTTCTCGTCATCGGCAATCAGTAAGTCTTTAGCAACAGCACCGTGTTGCTTCTCAAGCGCAATCACATCTTGTGCCAAGAAACCGATTTGGGTTTTGGCTTCTTTGTGAGTGCCATCAGGTTTGCCATTGAAATAATTGGATCTCTTGTCCCATTTAAACTCAACGGGTCGCATACCTTTGACAAACTCAAGACCATATTTTGAGTCAACTACATCAGTCTTGTCTCTTGCATCAGAGGTAACGGTCCAAGAAACTTGAATGTAGGCGTTGGTAATGTTTCCATTACCCATAACTACACGATTGTTTTCAGTAGTAAAGAGACCTCCGGGGCTTCCAGACCGTCCAGCGTCTTGTCCAATAAATATATTACTTGATCCGCTAGTTAAAGCGTATCCAGCATACAAACCATAACAAGTATTTGAACTCCCACTGGTTAAACTATAAAGAACTTGATACCCCATACCAGTGTTAAAGCTTCCGGTCGTAGAATTACTACCAGGCATATCGTAGCCAAACCAACAGTTATAAGTTCCTGAGGTTATATTTTTACCGACAGCATAACCAAACGCAGAGTTGTTTCCAACTGTATCGGAGTACAGAGCATTGCGACCAAAAGCACATGAGGATCCAGCCGTAGTTATGCTTCTTAATGCCTCTCGTCCAACGGCGGTACTGTTTGCGCCTGTTGTTGCGCTAAGTAACGCCTGATAGCCAACCGCAACGCTGTAGTTATCGGTATCGGCTGTGCGGTTGCTGTTATATAGAGCTTGATAACCAACTGCAACGTTTCCGTTTGAAACAGTGTTGGAGTAAAGTGCCTGATACCCAACAGCAGTGTTGTTAGAGGCGGTGGTGTTAGAAGTAAGTGCATCGCGACCAACTGCAACGTTGTTCCCGCCGGAGGTCAAAGCGCTTAGACTTAAATTACCGACACCAACGTTATTGGAACCAGTAACACCTGTACCACCGCCATTAATGGCTTGCGCCCCTAATGCTGTGTTATATGTTCCACTTGTTCCGTTATACAAAGCGTTGTAACCAACGGCTGTACTATATGTTCCAGTATTAACAGAAGCAGCGTTGTATCCAAGCGCAGTCAGAAACGGTGATGCGCCAGAGGCAGTCATCTTGCCATATACAGTTCCCAAAACAGTCGGAGTTGCCGCAGCCGTGGAAATCGTGGCCCACGCCAGAGTTCCTGAACCGTTGGTGGTTAGTGCTTGACCGTTAGTGCCATCAGCCGAAGGCAATGTATAGGTTGTAGAACCAGCCGCAGCAGCGCCTTGGAGTGCCACATAACCGGACGAAGAACCAGACAGTTTTAGCGTGGTCTTAACAGTCAAAGAGGAAGGATTAATACCCAACTCAACAACTGTACCGCCGCTGTCCTTCGTGAACAGTCGCTTGTCAGTGACGTTAACTGCCAGTTCGCCCTGAGTCAAATCCCCTGTCAAGGGAACTGCGGAGGCAGTGCTAGAGTTTTTAGTTACAATAGTAGAAGCCATAGTTTTCCTTTAGTATGTGCCACCGTTGATTGTGCCAGTGATCTTAGAACCTGCTAGTGTGGTTATCCAGGTCGGATCAGAATAAGAACCAGTTGTATAAACACCATTAGTGACCGTGGCAGCGTTACCGCCAATAGACAAACTGGATGCAGTACCAGTTAATCCTGTTCCAGGACCACTAAACTGTGTAGAAGCCGTAATAGTTGTACCATTGACGGTTCCAACTGTGATATTAGGTGTACCAGACAATCCCCCTGCTGTTCCTGTCGTGTTCTGGTTTAGGGTTGGAATATCAGCAGCAACAATTGCGCGGAATGTTGGCACTCCAGCAAGACCATTAGGGGCTGCTAAAACATAATTGGCAGTCTTAGAAGCATACGGATTCTGTGTATCTCCATAGCCAGACGCAAGGCTGATTGCGGGTGTGGTTCCTCCAGAGGAAGTAATCGGAGATGTTCCCGTTACAGAAGTTACTGGAGTAACACTAGATGCAATCGTAATAGATCCAGCACCATTGGTGATAGAAATACCTGTTCCAGCCGTTAAAGCTGCCCTGGTGAAACCTGTTCCATTACCAATGTCTATTTGACCATTAGTTGGCGTACTTGTCAAGCCCGTACCGCCATTAGCGACAGCCACGGTTCCGGTTACGTTAGCAGCGTTACCGCTGATGTTTCCACTAACGATAGAACCAGAAACAGAAGTCAACCATGTAGGGTTGGAATAGGATCCGGTAGAATACAGGCCATTAGTTACTGTAGCAGCATTACCAGTGATGCTAATTCCCCACGTACCGGAAGCACCTGTTCCAGTCAAAGGAGCATAAGTACTTGCAGCCAATGCTGTGGTCAAATAACCAGCACTTGCGTGGTTTCCCCATCCGTAGGCCGTATCTGCTTTGGTTCCTTGAGCAGCGGTTGCATAAGCCGTGGCATCTGTTGTTGCAGCAGTTCCAAGACCAAGGCTTGTACGAGCTGTAGCAGCCACTAAACCAGTAGCTCCACCATCCCACTTCAACCGATCAGTATAGGCTGTATCCCAGTTAGTCTGAGAAGATGTCGTAGGAATAGAGTATCCAGCAGTAAACGATAAAGCCAGCGTTCCAGTGGACGTAACAGGGCTTCCTGATACTGTCAAACCAGTAGGAGCAGTTAAACCAACAGAAGTAACGCCTACATCAACAGTTACCCATGATGCGCTAGATCCGTTGGTGGTTAAATACTTTCCATTGTTTCCGGTCTGAGAAGGAAGAGCATCAACCGTAGACCAAGAAGTGATTGATCCATCGGTGGTAAGATATTTACCTGCATTTCCTGTAACAGACGGTACAAATCCAGCAGCTTGAGCAGCACTTGCAGAAGCACTGGCAGCGCTAATAGCCGCAGAAGCAGCAGAAGAGCTTGCAGCAGAGGCTGATTGAGATGCAGCATCAGCAGATGCAGTCGCTTCAGCAACCTTCTGTATTACCAGAGCCGCTGCGCTTGCTGCATCGTCTGTAGCATCTCCTGAGCCTCCAGGACCGCGATAGATTGCCATTTAGACTCCAAACAATTTGTTAGAGATATTGGTATCAGGAACAAACTTAGTTTGATACCAAGATTGCAACGGTGTTGCCACATCAGCAGGATTAGCTGGGAACAGTCGATTGTAATTCTGTTGAATCTGCTGGAAATAAGCAGGATCGGTAGGACCAGAGCCACTATAAGTGCCTGTAAACGGTTTTGGAGCCTGTATACCTGCTCCAGCGCCTGTACCACCTCCAAGACCTCCTAGAAGCCCTTGAGCAGCCTTAGCCGCTACTGCGGTTCCACCAAGAAGACCAGCGCCTTGCAACAGTTTAGATATGTTAACCATCTGACGAACTTTATTCAAGTCAGACAAACTAACATTCGGACCTTGATTAAGCAGGGACTCTATTTCTGCTGTGGTCGCAGGAGGCAAGTCAGACAAAGAAGCTGGATCAATTCCAATATCTTTGTAGAACTGGTCCTGCCACTCGGCTTCAGTCATTCCCAGATCACCTCCCTCTAAGTTAGGAGGTGCGTTACCGAGGTCGCCTCCTTCAAGGTTTGGAGGAGCATTCCCAAGATCTCCACCTTCTAGGTTAGGAGCAGCCTCAGTAGGTGTTGTGGTTGGCTGAGCTGTGGGAGGAGTCTCAAAAGGAGACATGTCCGCAGTTTCCCAGTTAGACGGAGGCTGATAACCGTCCCATGCCTCTAGTCCAGTACCGCCAAGAGCATCAGCCCATGAAGCGTCATAACCGAGATTAGCAAGCTCTGCTGCGGATAGTTCACCAAAACCACCTTCAGCAAGAATTCCTCCGAGAGCCTCACCAGCGGCTACATCGCCAGCGGCTGCGGCTGCTCCAAGTTCACCTAAAAATGGCGCTCCAATAGCCAGACCTATGATGCCCAGAATAGGCATTAAGTCACCAAAACCACTGTCTCCTGGAGTGTAGGTGCTCCCAGCCCCGGTCTTTGGATTAAAAGTTGTTGTACTTCTACCCTGCCGATAGACATAGTTACCGTTTTCGTCCCTGCCTTGGAAAGTACCATATTGTTCTGGATACCAAGACATTTGTCCTTTTGTGAGGGCGTCACTAGGGTTATAGTTGTAAGCAGTGGGCGCTCCACCTGTTAACGAATTAACAGTGTTTATATAGTCTTGTTTGCGCCACACATATCCTTGAGTTGGATCTGTGATGCCAGAATTTGAAAAATCAATTTGATATTGTTTGGGATCAATATTGGTTTTGGTTGCTTTGTCCAATAACTCTTTGGATTGGAGCAATGGATTTACAGTAAATTTTTTACCAAGATTTAATGGCTCTCCTTCTGGAGAAGTAGATTGAACATTTTCTTGTCCAAAAGCGCCGTATTTAACAAAATCTTTGGGGGAATAAATGTATTCCTTGCCATCTTTGGTAAACGAATATAACCCAGGCGCTTCCTGAGTTAAAACACCTTCTGGCTTTTTCTGCGTTACTTGATACGTGAATTGTTTTTGGTAATCAGTCAGTTCACCTCTGTCCGCAGCTGCGATCGTGGCCAAAATATCAGCCTTATTGGTCATGGGAGTGCCAAACATTTGTGTCGGCGTCCATTCATAACCCTCCGGGATATCCTGAATCCGCTGGTAGATCTTCCCAATATAGGGATCGGTATTAGACGAGGCTTGGGTCTGAGTTTGAGTTTGAGTCTGCGTAGGGGCGGGTGTTGGCGTAGGGGCTGGAGTATCCCATTGAGCAATAGCTTCAGGTCTATGGTTAACAATTATGTCACGATAAGGGGCATATTCAGGCCAAGCTGAAAAGAACCAGTCCCAGCCGAGCATATCAACGCCCCACTGGTTTCCGGCATTTAACCAGTCCTGTACGGCTTTAGCAGCGCCTACTTCTTGATCGGAATAAGCCATTATTACTCTTCTTTAGATTTAGATTTTTTCTTCGGCTCTTCTTGTACTTCTACAACTTCTTCCCACTCAGGATTATCACGAAAGCTCTTAATGTCTCCCTCTTGAACCACTACAGCATAGCGATTAGGGTCATCATTATGAATCATCTTAAATGTAGCCATCTTTTATCCTTTCTGAAAAGCCCCGTAGGGCTCTTTAAAAAGGACTCCATCCTTTTGAGATGGAGCCTTCAGGGGTGCAAGCTTAAGTCTTTATAGTTATTAAGCCAGAACGATCAGCGGAACGCAGGACTTGTCACGCAGCTCAGACACGCCATACAGCGTATCAGCGGTGAACAACGTACCCAGGAATTCCTGCTTGTACTGCGTCTGCGAACGGATACCCAGTTGCTCAACCAGGACAGAGAAGTCACGCTGGAACAGCAGAGCAACTTTGTCAGGGGTAGCAGCAGCGGTGGTATCGCAGTTGGTAGACACGAACACTTTCACGCCGTAAATGTCACCAAACTCACCGTTCATCAGGGTCGAACCCGTGCCTTTGAACGCTTGTTCCGTGAAACGAGCGATACCCAGCATGGAGTTACGAGCCACCGGGGGAACCACCAGCGAACGACCGTCCATCGGAACATCGTTATCATCCAACACTTGGATGGCCTTACGAATACCAGCGTCAGCGATAGCAGCAGCGTTGGAAGTGCCATAGGTGTAAGCAGCGCCGGTAGAACCGATCAGACCGCCGGTATACTGCTGGTTAGCAGCGTTGCCACCGTTAGCGCCACGACCCAACTGGATCAGGCTGGTGTCAACTTGCTTAGCCAGAGCGTAGCCAGCGTCTTCCGTGTAGAAACCGCGCAGGCTCGACAGAGCTTGAGCTTCCACGATGTCCTCGATCAGACGCGAGTATTCGTAGTGGTTGTTAATCGACACAGAGATGTCGCTATCGCTTTCAGCAATCAGCGTCACGGTGTTAGCGGCGGACTTAGCGGAAGCAGAACCACGGGTGGGGCTAGGAATGTGAACGGTGTCACCTTTCTTACCCTTGAAGTTCATCTTCTTAACCAGGTTAGCCATAACCAGGTTTTTCTTGTAAGACGCAACAATCTCATCACTCCATACTTCAGGAATGAAGTTCGCTGCGCTGGTGGTGGTTACGGCATTTGCGCCGGAAAAAGTATTAGCCATTTTATAAAACTCCTAAAAGAATTGTGTTTATCGCACACGCCCTTCAGCGTATGCCCTCATAATTTCTGGCTGAAGCTGTTCGTAACGATCAGGATCAGTCATTTTTAGCCGGATTAGGTCAGCACGGCGATAGACTTTAGCTGAAGACTCTCCAGTACCTCCAGTATCCACTGCTGCGGCTTTAAGATTCTGTTTAAGAACCTGTTTACCTACGTCAGCGGTCTGTTGTGTTTTAACAGAACGAATCTGCTTAAACGTACTCAGCAATTCATCGGCAGCAGCAAAATCAAATTGACTGTCTGCCAAAGCAAACATATTCAATCTAATCGGAGAGGCTTTAACCCACTCCTGAAACTCTCCATCTCCCACCACTTGAGCAAAATCAGGGTGCTTTTGTTGAAGCATTTGCTGAGTTTGCATTTTCTTGAACTGTTGTGCAGCTTCACGAGCAGCGATGATGTCTGGATGAGTCTCAACTGCTTTTTGAACCGCTGTTTTCGGATCTTCAAAGAAGTCAATCTCTGTTTCTTGTTTAGCAACTGGTTGCTCTTTATTGAGGTTCTGCTGAATCAGTTGATCTGCGAGCTTACGCATCTCGCCTACTTCTTGTGCCTGCCTTCCAATCAGCTTTTCAGCCTCTTGGTGCATCTTCACAATATCCTCAAAGCTCTTACCCGAATATTTCTCGGGAACTTTGGGGACTTCAGGCTCAGGAGTTACTTCCTGTTGCTTTTGCTCTTCAGCCTCGATCTCACTCGGCTTCTCAATTTCTTCGTCAATCAATGCCATACTTACCTCTCCTGCCGAATACACGGTTCTAGGATAATTTATAAAATGGAACGAACTTAAAAGTTTTCTGTTCCGTTCTGTTTGCGCTCAATGGCTAATTTCTCAGCTCTTTTACGCTCCCATGCGTCATAAGCTGTCGGGAATTGACCTGTAATCCCTTC